ACCCAATCTTTCATTCATCATTTCAGATTCTTTGAGTTCTGCAAACTGATTATCATATAAGAAATCATACTGAATATGATCACTCATTGTATCCCAATCTTCTGGTGATACGATATTTTTTAGAATTAATTGAGTTCTGAGCATGTCATTGAACATGTTTCCAAATCTCTTTCTCAATCTTCCAACAAACTTACTAAACTTAAGTTCATCTCTTAAAATTTCAGATGATCTTCCTAAGTTAAATCCACCCTCAGATGCGATTCTTGATTCTGGAACTCCAAGTGCACGATATAATTTTTTCTGAAAGTATTCAATATCTGATAATTCACCAAGATTCTGTCCACCGGGAAGTGTTGTGATTTCGGTTCCTCTTCCACCTTCTCTACGAGGCAACCAGAAATCTTCCATCATTGACATAAATTTTCTGTCATCACGAACTTCTCCAGTTTGTGCGTTATACACTAACTTATTTCTATAACGAGACATCACTTCTTTGAGGTATTGCTCTGCCTTTACCTTTGGAAGATTACCAACATCAATATAAAATATTCTTCTTTCTGGTGCTCTTGATAATCTGTAAATTACAAGACTATCTTCGATCATGCGAAGTTGATTAAGAGCCTTGATTGCCTTATGCAAATATGATAAACAAGTTCCTTTATTACGATCAAATAAACCTGATGTCACATAAGTGATTGAATCTTTTGCAATCTTAATGTTTTTCTCACGACCTGATGATGCAGGTGACATTACACCTACTGGATAGTTTGGTTTTGGTGTGTAGATATAATATTCTTCAACATCTGGATAGGCATTTTTATTAACATCTTTCAAAGTGCTATAGTCAATTATGCCATTCCCTCTCTGAGGATTTCCATTTTTCTTTTCTTGCCTGACGAATTTCATCTTCATCGGGTCAATATATCTTAACTCTTGTATTCCATCTTGAGGTCTCTTGACATCAATAACTTTCATGTAATAAAGTCTTCCGTCAACATACCAGTTTCTGAATATCTCATGAGACTTTTTATCAAAGTCCATGATTTCTTTCAAGTGTCTAAATTCTGATCTAATCTTATCTTTTAGACTATCACTTGCATTTACGTTTGATAATTCTATTTCGATTGGTGAATCATATAGATCACTTACAATTGCTTCATTAACAACATCTTCAATTGCATTGTCAGCCTCAGGATGTAAGGCCATTTCACGATATCTTTTAATAAGATCGTATTCTGTTTTATATACTCCTTCTATATCAACATACTGACCATAAAAACCAGACTGTATAAAATAGTCAACCCCGTCCTCGTTGTTTGGAGGAACAGGGGAGACTACTGAATCAGGTTTTTTATCTGAATCATCAATAGAGAAACCAAAAAGTTTAGGCATTGTATAACGTCTTTATAATTCTATTATACACTATTTATCAAATAAATCAACGTCTAGTTGATTGCCTCGCCACCGGCATTAGCTCCGATGCCCTTGATTGCTTCCCACCACTGAACTTGGAACTCAACGGTAAACTCTTCAACACTGTCTACAGTTTCATAACTGAGATCAACAGCACTGATATTTGTTGGGAATACATCATGGAACTTGTAGGTTCTTAGAGTAGATCCGTCACGATCTAATTGATGAACATAAGCATCTGGTTGATATGCTGCTGGATCTTGTGCTCCAGTTGCATCTTCCATTTTGTTTATAAAGTTCATCCATTTCTCGAATGCAGAACGGATTGCGAAGTCAACGTCATTAATAACGGTGACTGTCCATGTATCGAAGGTTCTATCACCTGCAATTTTTAATATCCTACCCCTGAAGTTAACTTCGATAGGGGTGATATTAGATGCAGGTAATTGAGCAGCCTTAACTAAGAACCTTGATTTTTCTTTTACGTCATTCTCAATCGCTATTGGATCGGGAAATACTAATTCCACTTCAAACAGATTCGGTCTTGCACCGCCACCGGCCATCTTGCTCTTGAAGTCGGTGATCGTTCTAAGTGGTGGTCTGTTAAATTGGGTTGCCATTTTTCTTTATACCTCTAGTTAAACAGTTCCAATGACTTCATCGAACGAAATGCCAGTTCTAGTGGCAACAAACGTTAGACCAATAAAGTTGATTGATCGTGAAGGTTTAATGAAAATGTCTGCAATAAACTCATTGTTATCTATGATGGCAGCAGTGTTATTTGTTTCGTCACAAACAACTCTGAAGTCAAAGATACCTCTCTTGGACTGAACATCACGTAAGAAAGGTTCAACAATGTTCACAAAGTTAGTTCTTGTGATCTCATCGTTGAATTCAAAGAGTTGATCTTTCGCTGCAGCAGATATTGCCTCTTCTAGGAAGATGAACAATCTACGTACGTTGATACGATCAAAAGCAGATGATTTTCCAAATCCAGTCTTATCACCGAATAGGATAATTCCAGCTCCGGGTGAGAAGATTACAGGGTTGATTCTATTGCTGTATAGAACATCTCTCTGTGTTTGATTTGGTGTATATGCAAGTTTGACTGCATTGAGGATTCCTCCTCTTGCTGTTCCTGCTGGTGAGAACCAAGGGAAATTGTTGATGTCGTTTCTTGCACATGTTCCAGCGATGTCACCATTTAATGGTACATATCTGAAAGTGTCTGTAAATCTATCAAACATATACTTGTATCCACTATCGAATACTGCATATGATGAAGATGTAATTGGAGAATAGAATCCAACTACGTTGTTTGTGATGTCTGCAGCGGAATTAATTGTTCCTGTACCAACAGATGTGTCATTTAAAAATGCTCCTCTGTTTGGTGAAATAAATGCTACAACATCCTTTCTTAATTCAGCAATCGAAATAAGTTTATTTGCAATTGCTTGTGCTTCATGCTGTGGGTAGTTTGCAGAACCCATGAGTAAGAAATCAATATCAAACTGATCCTTATCTTCAAATAGGTCATAACCTTCAGTGATACCACCAATACTTGCTGTCATTGCTCCAGCAGTGGTTGTATTTGATTGACCACCGTAGTTCTTACCACCTTGGAATGTAAGTGTTAGATTTCCACTTGCACCAAAGTCAATACCCTGTGCATCCTGATCCCAACCAATGTCTGTATTCTTAGTGAAGTTTCCAGCAGCGAATGATGTGGTTGTGATACCGGAAGATGCTGCAGTTGGGCCTCCCATTCCGAAGATGTTATCAGAATTGTTATAAAGATACTTTCTCCAGTATGATGGTGATCCAGCAGAGAACTCAGCATCATTTGCCTTAGAAAGACCAATGTGTTTTTCAAGGATTGTTCCTGCGTTTCCTGTTACAGTTCCTTTGTCATCAATTACAACAACATGAACTTCATCAAATCTTGAACTTCTTGCCTCTGCAAATGCAGTTGTTGAAGGTCTCTCTGCTATATTATTCCAAGCAATTGTTGAATTACTTAATACAATATTTTGCTGATCAAACCAGTCTACTGCTGTTCCTACAGTTGTGGTAGAACCACCACCTGTATTCGCTGACATTCCAAGACTTATGACACTTGTATCAAATTTGTAAACACCACCGGGTTGATAACTCTTAGATGTTTCAACACCTGCAGCAGATACATGTGCTACAAACTTTACACCAGCAACTGTGTTGGCACCTGATCCACTCACTTCAGTAACGATACCTTTAAAGTATCCATCTAGTAATGTGGTTGATCCTACACCGGGTAAAACTGTTCCTGCAGGAACTGCTTGAGTAACACCGGTTCCAACTACTGTTGTTGCACCAAGAGTAAGTTGTTGGTCTGCTCTTGCATCAATTATTGCAACTTTAAGATCGTTTGCCCATGAACCGGGGTTACGTGCTGCTACAATTGTGTTTGATAATGCATTCAGATCATAACCCTTGTTATTATAATCTTCTGTGCTTAATATTTTTATTTCTGGCGAACCGTCATCGGTTGCGTTCTTCAGGTCGTTGTCATCAGATCTAACAACACTCAAGATACCTCCATATGAAAGATATGAGGATGCAGTCAACCAATATTCATAGTGCTTGTCTATGTCAAGTGGTTCACCGAACGTATCTATTAAGCCTTGTTCGTCTTCAATGGTGATAGGTTCGTTAATTGGCCCTTTCTGGAAAGGAGCAACAATTCCAGCAGCCTTTGTGGTTGCTGTATCGACTCTACCAATAGTAAGATCAACTTCCCTAACAACGAGGCCAGGAGATGCTAAATTTAGAGGCATCTTGTTTCTCCGTTTATCAGAATTAATCTAAAAATATTTAGTAAAACCTATGTTTTTAGTGGGGAAACAATGCGTGAACTACCAATCTGGATATTCCCATTTGTTACTTATCTTCTTTGATTTGATTCTTTTCTTCGTGCACTCTTTACATTCATATGAATATGATGATAACAATGTTCTATTTTTTCTCGTCACATAAAAATCAGTCGTCAAACTTTTCACCTGTCCACAAACTCTACATTTTCTCTCTGTAAATAACAGATGCTCTAGTTCTAACTGATCATCAAAGTCCATGTTGTTTCAACTCTTCCAAATATTCAATCCACCAATCCGGATCAGTTTTCATTTTCCAATCTGGAACTTGCATTCCTCTCTCTGAATACCACTCAAATAAAATACTATCAATCTTTTGTGATATTCCAATACTCATCTTCCTCCTCGTCAACGTCTGCATACGCATCTGCCAAATACGGGCCGTGTGGTCTGAGAGATTCTTTTTTAACATACGTAGATTCAGCATTCGTCGCGGATAACCATACTGCAAGTTTCATAACTATGTAGATAATTACTAGTGGTAAAAAGCAAGCAATAAGAATAGCAGATTTCATTCCTCAATATCCCAATGCCATTTTATTGATTTAATATGATCAAATGTATCCTCCATGTATGATCTATCATCATTGTCATACTTTCTTTCACATAAAAAATTTCTTAACTCTTGAATTGAATTAAAAGTTCCTTTATGAATTTGGTTTTGGTCGTAGAGATGGTACTTCATTTACATATAATCCCACATGTAGGATCGATCACCGTACTCATCAGTATACCATCTATCTCCATTATTTACAAATCCTTCTTCATCTTCTAAACCATCTGACATGAATCCAAATGGTGCCATGTCCTGTTCAATCTGATTTTTTTGTTCTTCATATAATCTCTTTCTAATATCATTATCAGTCATCTCCTTAAAATAATCCTGTGCAACTAACCATGCAAATATAACCAAGCACATAGCCAAGTCATCATTACACCCCTCTTCAGCTTCAAATGAATTATGTTTTTGGGAGAAAGTGGTTAATTCTGATATGATTTCATAGTCCTTTACTAGTATCTTATCATCTTCTAATAAAGTTTTTAAGTTTGAGCACCCTAATTTCTTAACAGCTGATGTAGTTCTTACACCCAATTGAGTCTTCTTACCAGAAAATCCTGTGCCAACAACCTGTCCTGCACGACCTCTCATGGATGCCATGAGTAAATTATCATATTCTAAATCATATTGAAGAATACTTGCAACCTGATCTCCAATATCATTCACTTCAATTAAAAGAAAAGCATTATTATATCCTTTTGCCACATCGTGTATGATGTTTGGAAATAACATTGGTTTTATTTCGTTGTTTCGATACTTTGCAACTATATTATATGGAAAACTTGTAATATCAAAAACTATAAATGCAGAATAATCATTACCCATTCCACGGGCAACATCAACAGTGATTAGATATTGGTGATTGGGAATAGGTCTTTCATGTATATCCAATCCTGCATTTCGATTGATTGGATTCTCATACACCAGATTCTTTAACTTTGCTGGATTAATTAGTGTATTTACAGATCCTAAGAACTCACACTCAAACTCAACTTTGAACTGTTGTTCTGAAGTGTTTGCAATCGTCTGCTCTTTCCATGCTTCATCTCTTCCCGGAACCTCTGACCAATGAACATCAGTAGGAACATATTCATTCTTACCCCTTTCCGCATCATGCCACATACGGTAGAAATGATTCATACCGCGTGGTGTTGAAACTATAATGACTTTTGTGCTTTGACCTGAAGAGATAGTAGGATAAACAGAGGCAAAGAAGTCATCAGCAATGTGATTCGGAATGAAAGCGAACTCGTCAAGAAAGATGACATTATAGGATCCACCTCTGACAGCAGATGAAGAAGTAGAGTTAGCTGATATTTTGGATCCATTTTCTAATTCCAGTGAACCTTTATTCCATGCTATGATACCTTGTTGCATCCAGTTTGGCAAGTTTTCATATGCAAGTTGTAATCTACCCAACAAATCTCTAGCAGTGGATGCTTTGTTTGCGAGTATCGCTATATTTACATTATCATTAAAAACAGCATAATGCAGTAGGTAAGATACACAGGTGGTAGACTTACCAGTCTGACGAGGCATTTTACATATATTGAATCTACTCTCATGAAAATTTCTAATTAAGTTTTCTTGAAAATCATATAGATTAAATGGTACAAGACCACTATCAAGAGATACTATTTTGATGTATTTTCTTGCAAAGTAAACAGGATCTTCCTTACAACGAACAAACTCAAGAATTTGATCCTGAGTAAAATTGATCGTAGTATTTGCTTTTTTTAGATTCGGATTTCCAAGGTAAACATTATCAGACATAATTAATTAGCAATTCCAGCGTCTTCGTGCTTGTCTTAATCGACTATTTGGATCTTTCGCTGCCTTTGGAAACTTCTTCATTTGTCCTGCACTTCTTGCACAGTAACTCTTTCTTCGATTAGATGCTTTTGATCCTTTCTTTAATTTAGAAGGTTCAGTGGTTACAGCAGTCTTTAATT